AGACTCACGGGTTTGTGGGTTAACAGCAAATACGCCAGCAACTGTAAATACATCACCAGCCTTAATGGTCAACGCGTTACCAACACCAGCTAATACAATGGTGTTAGAACCTTGAGCCGTTACAGTGGTGCCAACAGTGCCAGTAGCATTACGTGTGCCTGTAGTGAACTGCTTGATAGACTGGCTCATGTTGATCTCGTCAAAGCCCAATACACCCATACCCATCATGCCGTTCTTGAACTGACGTGAAATAGTATCGGTTGGGTTGAATAGACCCTTCATGCCTTCTACCAAACCAGCGTTAGCGGCTGGGTTAACAGTAGCGTAGCGTGGTGACATTACCGCAGCAGACTCGTTCAGCTTTTGTTGAGCAGCCAACAAAACAGCAGAAGTCGATGGGGTGCTGCCAGGAGTGCCTACAGATTGGTAAATGTTTCTAAAGCTGTTAGCTACGTCAGCGTCGATAGACGATGCCAACTGGCTAATACGAGGTTTAAGAACACGCTCTGCGAAGTCATCTAACTGCATGGTCATCTCAGCGGTGGTGAAGTTAACACCGATATGCTTCTGATTAGACACAGTTAATGTGGTGAACTGCTCGTTGTCGTCCTGAACTTGCAGGGCGGCACCGTCAGTAACCAAAGCGCGGTCTGGTAGACGAATACGCAATGTAGAACCAATTTTAGCGCCTTCAACAGCAAAGCTGTCGTCATAGGCACGGTTTACGTTGCGGGTAAGAACAAGATTATTCTCAAGGATTTCAAGAGCCTTGCGAGTAATCATGTCGATGGTTAAGATCGAATTTGACATAATAAAGTCCTAATAAAAAAATAGTTAGCGGTTTCTCTGCGCTTCCCACTTCTTGATCTGGCGTTGGCGTTCAGCTTCGATCCATTCTGACGTACTCATGTTCTTGATTGAACGAGGGTCAGTTGTATCAACTACTGACGATCCAGAGGATCGTGCCGTGACCGGAGCAATTGGTGCTGGAGCGCTCGAAGTCTTTTTAACAGGAGGATTATCAGCTAATTTAGCTTCAATCTTCCCTAATTCTTTGGCTTGCGCGAGTGGCGTTAAACGAGAAATACGCTCCGCTTCTTTCGGATTAGACCCTAGGTAATAAGCCATATCGGGGCCAACTTCTGAAGCTTGAATCGTTTGAGCCATAGCGTCAGTGATTGGGAGCTTAGCGTTGTAGGCGACTTGTTCAAAATCGTCATACTTGGCTCTAGCTTCTTCTTCTCTGTCGTGGTATGCCTCAAGAGTTTCGGACTGCTGCCTAGCTTGTTCACGCCTAGCAAGCAATTCTTCTGCCTTACGTTCTGCCAATACTTCAGCGTATTCGTCAGGTGAAGCAAACTGCTCAATCGGCGGGATGTCTACTGGGGCTTTTCGAGCTTGTGCTTCTGTCGCTCTAGCTGCCTGATCTCTTTCCCACTTACGTTGTTCTCTAGCAAGTCGTTTACCAATAGCGGCATCTAGTTCTTCTTGTGTGAAGGTCTTAGACTCTACTGCTGGTTCTACTGCTTCCGGCGCTATTACTTCAGTTTCAGGTGCAGCCGTTGCCACCTGCTCTGGCGCGGATACTTCCGCTATTACTTCCTGTTGACTTTCGTCTGACATTTTTCGTTCCTTTAAGAACCCTAGCTAACGGCTAGTCGTTTACGGGATACTATACTACAAAGCTGAAATAATGAAAGCTAATAATTCGTCATAGCGGATACCCAACCGAGTTGAGTTGTCCTCTAAAACGTCTGAGCAAAACAAACCATAGTTACTAGCGTCTAATCCTTCACTTGTAAATGCCGCAGCTACATCCTGGGCGATTACGCCAAAGTGAATACGGGCGTTGTCGCCTTTAGCTGCCACGGCATCTTTAAATCTAAACGCCCGAACCAACTGTTTGAGCTTAACGGCTGTACGTGCTTCGGCTTCATTTAACGCTCTAACGTCTTGTTTTTGATTGGCGTCAGAGGTGTTAATAGTGCCTGTAACCGCATAGACAGTAGACCAGCGAAACGATGGAGCGCCCAATACATACGCTCCGTCAGCAGCGGGGGCAAAGCCTGTTGAGGGTACTACAGTGACTGTACTAGCTAAAGCAATATTACCGCCGTTAGCATTAATGGTATTTGTCTGAACTGCGCTGCTAAATGTTTGTGTGGCTGACCAAGTATTAGCATTACTTGCATCTAATGAAATAGTGCCTGAAGTGGTAATTGTGCCGCCAGACAAGCCTGAGCCAGCCGTAATGCTAGTAACCGTACCGCCGCTACCGCCTGCTGGGGTAGCCCAAGTACCGTCATTACGCAAAAACGTGGTTGTACCGCCTGCTGGGGCAGGGATTGTATAGCTGTTCCAAACAAGCGATGTTTTAAGGTATAAGTTATCCCAGCGAACGCCTGAAGAACCTAAGTTAGTAAGGCCATCACCAGAACCTCTCCAATCAGCGCCGTTTAAAACAACGGCGTTACTTGAGTGTCCTAAGCCTACGGTGGTGCCTGTAGAGGTTACAGAAGGGATAGTACTAAACGTACCTATGTTTGCGCCGTTAATGTTTTGATTAGCGGTATAAGTACCTGCGTAAGCGTAGTTAATAGATATTGTGCCTGTAGAGGTAATCGGGCCACCTGTCAAGCCATTACCTGTACCTACGCTAGTAACGGTGCCTAAACCAGAGCCTGCTGGGGTTTGCCAAGTACCGTCGTTTCGTAAGAACGTGGTCGTACCGCCTGCTGGGGCGGCAATTGTGTAACCGTTCCAAATAAAGCTGTTTTTAAGGTAAAGATTGCTCCAGCCTACAGAAGCAGAGCCTAAGTTATTAGTTGCATCGCCTGCGCCTGTCCAATTTGCACCATTTAACTGAACAGCGCTAGTAGAATTACCTAAACCTACTGTAGCACCTGTAGAAGTTACCGCAGGGGTACCGCTAAACGTACCAATGTTGGCGCCATTAAAGTTAGAGTTAATGGTTGTGCTAGCGCCAAAGTTAGTAACAGACTGAAGGTTTTGGGAACCGCCACCACCACCAGTAATTTCAGTTACCGCAGTTGGGGTTTCTGTTGGGTCGTTGTAAAAGTTACCTAAACCAAAAATGGTGATTGTGCCTGCGCTAGTACCGGATGTAGCGATGTATTTCCTAGAAGCACTAGCAACATAAGGTGCATAGCCTTTAAAACCGTTACCAATCGTATTTACGGTTATTGTGGCTGTAGCACTAGCGTTAGCTACAAGGATGTTGTTGGTTGTGTACAGCGTAGCGCTGTTACGGGCAAAGAAACAGTTAGTAATATTGCTTACAGCCCTAGTAGCAGTCGCCGCAGGGGTGTTAATGTAAATATCCGCATTACCGCCGTTTAGCTCAAAATACGTGCCATCAACGACCAATTCAGTAGTAATAAACGCGCTTGTGCCATAGAAAATACCAGCAGAAACGCCTTGGGAACTACCAGCCATAGTACCGCCTGGGCCTATAATACCGCCGTTAAACCGTACTGGGCCGCCACCTGAGATCAGGTAGGCAACAGACTTACAGGCTGAAGCGGAGCAATTATTAAAGGTTAAAACGGTTGGCTCTGTGTTTACATCAATTGCAGCTACCACGCCAAGGTCGCAACCGTAGATCATTAAATTGTTAAACGTAACGCCTAAGCAATCCACCATTTGAACGGAGGTGTTGTAGCCTACGATGCGGATATTATCAAAAGAACCGAGTGTAGGAACACCATCCATGTACAAGCCAATACCAGTACCAATTGTGTAGGTATTGGTTGGGATGTCGATTGTAGTAGCGTTAACCTTCTTAATTAGACTAAACCCGCCCATTTCGCAGGTAAAAAAGCGGCTGCCAAAGGAAGCGCTAAAGTCAATATTGATACAACCCCCGGTAGGCGACCCTGCGCGGTAGTCGTAAATGTAGCTAATGTCAGCACCTTCGCCGCGGATGGTAATCCGGGCTGGGGTGTTAGAGTCTGCGCCGTTAGGCCATGTAATAGTAATGTTGCTAGTAACTTTGTATGTCCCTGCTGGCAAATAGACTGTACCGCCTACGCCTGCGGCTGATAAGGCGTTAACCGCTGCTTGAATGGCTGTGGTGTCGTCTGTAATGCCATCGCCTACCGCACCAAAGTCCTTAACGGACACAACTTCTTGCAGTTTAGACTTAACGGTTCTAGTAACTGCGCCTGTAGCGCCTTGGTTGTACTTAACAATATTAGCGCCTGTACTAGCGGCTATTTGATCTAAAGCAGCTTGTACGGTTGTAGCGCTAAAGTTGCCTGTGGGTGAATAACTAATAGCTGATGCAGGCAGGCCGCCGGAAATGTTGTCATTTGACCAAATTTGAACGCCAGTTGAGGTCTGCAAAATAAACTTGTAAGACGCTGCGCTGTCTAACCAAATTTGCGCGGGGGTTCTACCTGCCGAATCTAAAACGATTGGATTGGTGTTTGCCACGTTGCCTACGCTAGTTGTGTATGTAGCTGCTGGCGTTGTGGTACCCGCTGCGTATGTGTATAACAATCCCCCAGCTAAAGGAACGCCGCTATTATTGAAAAATTGCCAGCCAGCGCCAGCTAAAGGGGAATAGGTATATGTAGGCATTAGCTACTCCATTGCTCTACAGGCATTTCAGGGAATACGGCGTCAAATGTTGGATTTACTGCAATAGCCCTTACTGTACTACGATATGACACAAAATCCGCTTGATTCATTAAATAAGGGTTAGATTTTAACGGATCTGCTACATCAGGAATGGCAGTCCAATCTGTATCGTCTAATATTGTAGTAGCTTGTGTTTTGTTATTAGCGGCTAATTCTGCGTTCTTAGCAGCAATCTGCTCTGCATCCATATCTACAACAATAAACGATGTGTACCAAGCACCATCTTGCTCAATAACTGGGCCTGAGATGACATACTGATAAGTGCCGCAGGTAGGATATGGGCCATCTAACACCACATCTGCGCCAAACTCATTTAAGGTTTCTACAGGAATAGGGTTAGGAAAAGAAGTTTCAGGAAAGGTCTGTTCCCATTGGGGTGGGTACATTACAGCACCAGTATCACGAACTCGAACTAACATAATTTGTCCTTTAAGCTATTGCTAAAAATATATAAGAAGCAGCGTTTCTATTTGTTCCATTAAATGCGCTTACAAGCTGAAAACCCGTAGTTGTGGTAAATACATCGTTTTGATTAACTTCAGCATCAGTAGTATTTAATAGCAAGAATGGGTCTGTACCACTTACCATACCTCTAGCTGTATCATAAACATACCAATCACCACTATCGTCTGTACGCTTAATTAATACAAATCTTGCACCACCAGTAAATCCACAATTAATGGTTTGTGTACCACCGTTACCTGTGTAAGAACCAACTTTGGATACTCCAGCACAAGTAGCAAATAGATAAGCTACATAAGTATTTCCAGAGCCATTAACTGAACCGTTTGTGCCGACTGTAAAAACAGAAGATGTAGGGGCGGTGTCGTTCCAAAAAGAAGTTGATGCGGATGAATTAGTATTTGAATTTAATAAAAGTCGATTTGTAGCTCCTGTTGGTGCGGTATAAACACCCCAAGAAACAGCCGAACTTCTTGATTTTACAATCATTAACTCAGGAACAACAGTTAAGTTATGCGCTACTGTTCTTGCGCTTCCTGTTCCCGTATAGCAAACCTCATCAAAGAATCCTGGCGCTCTTTTAAAGTTCCAATACACAACTGGTTTTGCAGGGCTTGAATTTATGCCATATTGACCAGCATCAGCACCTAATCTGTACCCATTTTGAACATCAAAACCTGTTAATGTGTCACTTGCAGTTATTTCCGAATCAGATGATGGGCTTCGTAAAAATTTTGTTGCGCCTCTGAGTCGATCAAACCATAACGGCCCTTGACCATCAACTGCGTTTCTATCAACGCTAATCATAAGATCAACAGGAGTAATAGTTGCATCTATTGTGGCATTAGCACCAGTCGTGTTTCTTGTTACGTTACTATAAACGCTAGTACCAAGAGTAGGCACTTTCATCGGCCCTCTACGGATTGCCATGTAGATAAATGTTGCAGAACCCGCAAGAACTTCATCACCAGAAGTAAAACCAGTTGCTGTAGGTCTTGCTACTATTCCAAAGTCTGTTTCTGTTGTGCTAGAGTTAGGAAATAATTCTAATGTTTGCGTTTGAGAAAATCCACGCATAGTATCAATAATGTTCCAATTTCCAGCAGCAGAAGAACATTTAAACATTAAGTATTGTGGCTCGTATCCTAATGTTACGGTAGGTATTGCGCCACCAGCAGTAGTAGTAAAACTACCACAACTAATTACATTATCTGATCCGCTTGTACCAAATCCACCAGCGTC